CCTTTGCTATTAGCTTGTGCAACTACATCTTTAGGATCTTCCTTTGAAGTATAGTTTGGAGCCTCACCAGCACCGTTACCACTTGGTAATGTGCCATCTTTTGAAGCTTTTGAAGAAGCAGCTTTTCCGACCTCAGAAGTTAATCCGCCTTCTTTATTTCCTGTTCCGGAAAGGTCTTGCATCTCTGGGTTAGCATCACTACTGCCTTGAGCAGGCATAGATGAATCGCCCTGAGATTTGTCAAGAGGCCTGTTAGCAGCCCCCTCTGTAATTTCTTCTACGTTCTCTTCCTGTTGTAGAGCTTCTTTAAGTTCGTCGCCCTTAGCAAGTAGTTCACGTATTTTACTTTCTATTGCCATTTGTTTCTCCTGTTAGGATTTTATTAATTCTTTAAATATTTATACAAATTAAATTTTGGATAAGCGGTTCATAAACGATTCCCACACTTTTAGTTTGGTTTCGTCTAGTTCACTTGCTTTAGCCGTGTTAATTATTGATTGAGCTTGTTCAACTTGTCTAGCTTCCCATACTCCATCTACCATGACCCACTCTCTACTTTCCATAATACCTTGCACGAATGCGTCAGGTGCAGATGGATCTGATACGATATCGGCAGCTGTTGCCAACATAAAATCATTTTGGACTTCATTAATACCGTTCTTTTCCTTAATGGACCCTAAACCCCTAGATGAGACTCCTAGTTGAGCACCTGCTTCAATTAAATTAGAAGCAATTTTACCCATTGGAGTATCTAGAATTTTAGCTTTCCCAATCCAATTACTACCTTCTTGTCTAAGAGAAGTAATCATATGTGAAACTCTATCTAGGTTTACAGTTGGGCCATCAGGATGTCCTAATTCGCCCAATGCTCTGTTCTTGTTAATTTGTTCTTCAGTATACCTTGCTACTTCCTTTTCCATTACTTCTTTAGGATAGCATCTACCATTCCTATTTGTAATGTTGGATTGTAAGAAAACACCTTCGATGTATAAATTTTTCTTACCGTTCTTTTCTTCTTGTATATACTGAACGTTTTCGTTTATTTCTTTAATAAGTTTCATAGTTCTTATCCTAAGCTTCCGCCGTTATAAATGCCACCTACTGTGTCAAGTGGGGCATCCTGGTGTTGTTGTGGTCCATAGCCTGCAACTTTAGTTACTTCTAATATAACTACTCCCTCTCCGTTAGAGAATGTTATAACTATGTCTGATGTGTTTTCTGTGTTCTCTGAAAAGCCTCTATAGTCTGTAAAGCCAGAACCAAAGCCATGGCCTATTAAAACAGAGTTTCTATGTATTTCAAACTCTGAATTCCTATCGCACATCCAATGAATACGTTGTATATTAACCTCTGGTGTAGTTACTGTTTCAGTAGCCTTCTTTAAATCAACTGATAAATCGATTGTGGCTACATCACTATTGACGCCAGAACATTTAATGACACCTTGGACCTGTGTTAATTTAAGTGTGTTTTTGACTACTGCCATTTTATTTCCTGTTTAAAAGTTAAATTATTTTTTCTTGTGATTGCCGTGTGAGCCTTCTTCTAACACTTCCATATCACGTGTTTTAACATCTTCTATTCCATGCTCAAACATTACTTTATACCATTCAACTTGTCCATATTCATTTGGTTCAGCATGCTCACCAAATAAAGGTTTGCCCTCGCCATATTTTTTATGAACAACTTTAGTTGCACACATATGAGTTAGCTTAGGTTTTTCTGAACTTCCTTGTGTTGGTGATTCTAAATCACCCTTTTCACTTGGGTCCTTCATATTAGCTGTGGCATCATCTTTAGCTTTAATTTCTACTGGTTCAGCTTCCTCAACCATTTCAGCATCTAACTCAACCTCGTTATTAAGTTTACGCATTTGTGCTGCTTTCATAGAAGCCTGTTTTCTAGCTGCCCTACGTTGCATTCTATCTCTCATTTGTTCTGGAGTAGGCATACGCTTAACAGCTTCCTGCATATCAGCTCTAAAATCTTTAAATATTTTCATCTTCGGGTTCCCCTTCTGTTTCTTCTTGTTCTACTTCTTCCTCTTCCGGAGTATCTTCTACTTCCACCTCGGGCTCTTGTTCAACGTCTGCTTCTGTTTCTACTTCTACTTCCTCTGGCTCAGAATTTTCTTCTTCTTCAGAACTATCTGTAATAGGGTCATTGTATATAGTAGCAGCTATCTCAGCTTTTTTATCTGAGACTAAAGCATCTGCTCTACCACCCATTACATCATTAAAAGTAGACTGTGCGTCGGTTAGTTTACCGTCTGCCCATTGGTCCATCATTTGGCGTATAGCAGCCTGTTGGACCTCATGTGGCGTTGGCTCTTGCCCTTGTTCTGTTTCCACAGCCTCAACTTCATTGTTTATTTCTTCACTCATAATTTACTCCTTAGTAGGTTGTTCTTGTTGTCCTTGTTCTGCATCTTCGGCTCCAGGTTTTATCTCCTGAGGCTCAGCCGGTGAAAAAGGAGACCATTGATATTGTCTCTGTAACATTGGCTCTTGTGCAATGTCTTTTTCAATGCTAGCAATCTCTTCATCAGTTTGTTTAAGTATCTCTTTCTGAACATACCTTTTACTGTAAAGAGTTCCTATAAATGCTGAAACTCCATTTAAAACTTCTACTCTACTTCTTAGAATCTCTTGTTCTTTAGACTCCGTATAGTAAGCGTCTGATGCAAAGACGTATTGGATGTTTTCTCTTATATCCGCCCAATCTTCTTCATTAATAACACCCTTTAATATTAATTGTGTTTTTAATATATCATCAAACAATGTGCTAAATCTTTTTCTTAACTTAGCAACGAACTTTGTAAATTTAAGTTCGTCTCTATTAATCTCTGCAGAACGACCAAAGTTTAGTCCGCCCTGTTGTTCTAAACGTGATACAGGAACATTTAATGATTGATATAATTTCTTCTGAAAGTAATCAACATCTCCTGTTTCACCTAAATTTTGTCCGCCTGGTAGAGTTTGTATCTCTGTTCCTCTGCCACCTTCTCGTCTAGGCATCCAGAAGTCCTCAAGCATGGACATAAATTTCTTATCATCTCTTATCTCGCCTGTGTTAGCATCATATACTAACTTGTTTCTATACCTGTCCATTATGTCTTTTAAATACTGTTCTGCCTTTATCTTCGGCAAGTTACCAGTATCGACATAAAATATCCTTCTCTCAGGTGCTCTTGTTATTCTGTATATAACAACAGCATTTTCCATCATGCGAAGTTGGTTCGCAGGACGGATAGCCTTATGAAGGAATGATAATGGAATATTTTTGTCCTGGTCTACTAAACCTGAGGGACAATACGCGATTGCGTCTTTGCTAATTTTTAGTGCCTTGTCATTTACACTTGCAGAATACTGACCTGGCTTACTAGCTATTCCTTTATTATCATACACAAAATACTCTTTCGTGTCCTTAATAAATTGAACGCCTGTCTTAGCGTCCTTTTCCTTGTTGACTTCACGTATTAATCTAATCTTACGTGGGTCAATATATCTAATATCCTTGATGCCCTGTTTAGGTGATGCAGTATCTATTACTTTGTGAAAATAAATTCTGCCATCTATATACCATCTTCTAAAATAGTCTTGTGCTCTGTTGTTAAAATCAAACATTTTAAGCACATTATCAAACTCTTCTGCAATAGCTTTTTTAACACTTGCAGACACATTTACTTTATCTGTGTCTATCTCTAAAGGCCTTTCATCCTCTAGGTTAGATATCGAATCGTTAACGATATCTTCTATAGCTGCATCTACATCAGCCATCATAGATATATCTCTATATCTTTTTATTAATGCTTCTTCCGTATTCGCGACACCTTCAACGTCAAAGTATGTGCCATAGTAGCCTCCACCTCGGATACTATCTATGGCACCTTGTTCGTCTTTAGGGACAAACGATTTAGTCGTTGCCGTGTCCTTCTTACGGTTTATTTCAAAACCAAAAATTTCCATAATGTTATTACTCCACTAGTCGCTTAAACGACGTCGTAGTG